TTTATGGTTTATATAATGGAAAACCTGTAGATGTCAGAGAATAAATTTTATATTCCGTTTAAAGATCCGTTTGATAATAAAAGAGGTCCATTATTCAGTAGAGATATAAAATGGATTTTAAAAGATAAAGTAGAAATATTAAACCCAGATAGAAAAGTTATTGATAGTAAATGCAATAATTTTTTAATTTGTAATTATCTAGATATTAGTGGTTTTAAATTTAAAGAAGATATACCTTTAAATAAAGATATAAAAGATTTTTGTAAAAAAAATAATATAAAAATTATAGTATGTTTTTCCAGAGAACTTATTCGTCCTAAGAAAAGAGTTTATTCTGATGATTGGTATTGGATGTTTAACGGAGGTGTTTCTGAAGAACGAGTCATCAATTTTAGCTTTTTTGATCACGCATATGTAATAGGTAGATGGAATCGTTGTGGCAAAATAATTAATAATGTAAAAAAAACTAAAAAGTTTTCTATAGTGTTAGGAATGTTGAAGGCACCAAGATTATGGTGGTGTGTAAAACTTATTCACGATAATTTACACAATCATCCAGATATAGTTTTTAGTAAAATAAGCAGTCAAATTAATATTGAACCTAAAGATGTTTTTAAGCACGACAAATATCTTATAGACACATTTAAAAAAAACAAAAATTATATAGAACAAGATACCTTCATAGAAAAAAATATGAGCATAGAACATTTATATGATGGAGGAAAAGAATGGATTATACCAGACGAAGTTGCTAATACATTAATTAATATTGTATTTGAAACTCGGCCATACGACTGGGGATATGGTTCTCTAACAGAAAAAATGTGGAAACCTATAATAGCAGGTATGCCTTTTATATGGGTATCGTTTAGATATACTAAACCGTATTTAGAGAAAAAAGGATATAAGTTTTATAATTTTATAAACTATGCTTTTGATTCTATAGAAAGAGATAGCAAAAGATATAAAGCAGTATATGAAGAGTTTAAAAGATTAAATGCTTTTTCTTTTGACGAACTAAAAGCAATGATAGATAATGAAAAACATATTGCAGAACACAATAAAAAAGTATTTTATAATACAGACTACGATAAAAGGTTGATGGATGTCTTTTCAAACATTAACTGATTTTGAAAATGAAATAGCTGAATTTTTTGGAGCTCCATATGCCGTTGCAACAGATTGTTGTACTCATGCTATTGAGATGTGTCTTCAACTTAAGTTTTACGTACATCTTGATATACCGGCAAAAACTTATGTCTCTCTACCTTTTATGCTTGAGAAAATAAGAATGCCGTATCGGCTCGTAGATAAAAATTGGCAAGACTATTATTATGTTGCTGATGATATAATTGATGCTGCATTATACTGGGAAAAGAACGGATATATTCCAAAAACTAAAATGTGTTTATCTTTTCATTTTAAGAAACATATTAATATCGGTAGAGGTGGTATGATTCTTCTTGACAATAAAGAAGAAAGAGATAGACTAATACGTATGAGACACGATGGTAGATCTATATACGAAAATAAAAATTATAATGAAGAAGATATTACAGAGATTGGTTATCATTATTATATGACACCTGAAACTGCTGCGATAGGTTCTGAAATATTTAAAAAGAAAAAAGATATAAAGCCAGAAAGTAAAGGTAGCTCAGATTATCGTGACATAAAAAAATACACTTTTTTTAAAAAAAATGAATAACAGCTATGTACTTTTGGAATATAAACACTATATAAATAATATGGGTGCCGAATGGTCGGGCCCGTAAACCTTGCTAGTCATAGGAGGAAAACATGACAGGTAATTTCGTATATCCCCGAAACGCGTTCTTAGGTTTCGATCACATCTTCGATCAGCTGGAATCAATACACAGCCATGCGAAGGATACTTATCCCCCACATAACGTAATTAAACACGACAATATGAAATATGAGATTGAACTTGCTGTTGCAGGTTTTAATAAAGATCATATTGATATTGAGTTAAAAGACCACGTGCTTACTATCATTGGCGATAGACCACAGAGGCGTGATCAAAATAGTTATGTTCATAAAGGTATAAGCGCTCGAAAATTTAAGAAGTCGTATCGATTAAGCGAATACACAGAAGTCACTGGAGCAGACATGACGGATGGAATTTTGACAGTCAATTTAGAAGTCATCCTACCTGAAGAGAAGCGTCCTCGTAAAATCAATATTGGTCAAAACGAGGTAAACCATGACGAAACTAATAAAGAACTTCTTACAGAAGCTTCGTAGACAAAACGCCTATAGAAACACATATAATCAACTTCAAAGGCTAACCGATAGAGAATTAGCTGATATCGGTATTGCTAGAGGTGATATTAAAAATGTGGCTAGAGGTGACCCTGAATACAGATTGGTTAGCGATTATAACCTAAATCTGAAAGGATGGGTATGAATGTCAACTATAGTGTCTTTCATATTATCGCCCTTCTCCTCGTTGTGGTCTTCGTTAGATCGGACTACAATGGTGATAGGGTATTCACGGGCAGCGGTAGAACTATCGCGACTGGGATACCACGAGGAATCTAAAAGATGTATGATGGAACTTAAGAAGTTATAAATAAGAGACAATAGACAGAGGTGATATGATAAAAAACGTTGTTAATAAAATTCCAGAATTTTGTATGAGTCATTGGTTATTTCGTATTCCTCTGGCTATTGTATTTCTACAGCAAGGCTTTAGTAAATTGCCAGTAACAATGGATGGTGCAGAAAGTTTCGACTTGCCTTATATTGTGTGGTGGTTTGCAGCATATGGTGAAATCGGTGCTGGTATAGGCTTGATTGTAGGTGGCGCTGTCATATGGCAGAAGCTAAAAGAGATTAATGATATTATAACTCGGTTTAGTGGTATTACAATTTGTAGTATTATGACAGGAGTTATATGGGTGGGTCAACCTGATAGTTTTATGGATGTTATTCTATATGATAACTTACATGTTCTTTTATGGGTTGGCGGTTTGTTTTTCGCATTGAGAGGTAATAGAACATGAGAGAGCAACTGATAAAGGCAGCTAGAATGCATGCAGAAGGCGAGTTAGAGCGAGCCAAGACTAATATAGAAGTTTATATGCATAATCCTGTTGGTATAGGTGAACATAGTGATATTGTTGAAGCTATACAAAAAGAATTAACAACTATGGGTCATGCACACGAACGATTAGAAATGCTAGAAAAATATTTTACGTATAGTAAAGATAATCGTGAATGAGTGAAAACTATTGTACTACCAGAGGGCTAGGGTGGGCATTCCTTATCGTAGCCTTCTTTATTTTAGGCGTTCCATTATTATTAGTGGATAACGCAAAATACTGTAAACAAACAATCATTGTACCATGTTATCCATGGGTAGAGGCAGAATAAATGCATTTTTCCATTTTTAATAGTAATACCGGTGAAACGTTTGATATGAAATTTGAATCTCATGAGAAGAAAGAACAATGGCTCAGTATGGCCAAAGGCTTTCAGTGTTTAGGTGAAGTACCAGGAGGTTATCTCCCGACACGTCATGAGCGCATGAAAAATAAAGAGGAGTTTGCCGGATGGGGGAGTTAAGCCCAAGAGAAGAAGCCGAAAAAGAGGCTAAAGAAACATATGCACGATTTTTAGATTGGTGTAAAAAAGGAACATTTATTATATTTGGATGTCTGCTTATTGTTGCTAGTTGCAACTTTGGCGTTGAAGAAGGAAATGGTAAAACCGGATCCCAATACAACGGAGAACAGTATGATCCATATAATTTAAATAAGGACGAGTAAATGAAAGAAAGTATAAAAGCATTTCCCCCTTTAGCTATGTGGATTGTAGCTAAAGATTGGTGGAAGAGCGTAATGACAATACAGCATTCGCCATTAAGAAAATTACCGCCTCAACTTGGCCTAATGGTATTTTCGATATTATCATTGATGTGGAGTGGAATCTTTGCAGCAATTATAAACAATCCACATATTTTTGGATGGACTGCGGGAGCACACATATTAGTTGTATGTGGAATTTTTATAACCGCAATAGTATATGAACAAGCCGAAAAAAATGCTACTTCATCACGTATGGATCTATATAGTGGTCGAAGTGCTAACGGCGAACACGAGTAGGATAAAATATGAATAAATCTATTATAATCGTTATGGTGGTATCATTCTTTGCTACCATATTTTTACAAGCTGCTAACGCAGCTGACATGACTATTGAAATGTTAAATAAACGTGATGACGGTGCAAAAATGGTTTACGGTACTGACATTGCAAGAATAGAAGTTGGTACATCAGTTACGTGGATACCGACACAAAAAGGACATAACGTAGAATTCATCGCAGGGCCAGATGGATGGAAAGCACCCAAGAAATCAAAGATTAATGAAGAAGTGACTATAACCTTTGATACTCCAGGTGTTTATTTGTATCAATGTACGCCACATGCAACAATGGGCATGATTGCTTTAGTTGTAGTTGGTGATGGTGATAATGACGTATCTAAAGCAAAGGTACGAGGGAAGTCTAAAAGAAAATTAAAAGAACTTCTGAAACAGTTATGATAAAAAAATGGCGCTTCGGCGCCTTTTTTGTTTACATTCCCCGCAAAGTGTGATAGAATACTTATATTGTTGGAGGTTTTTATTTGTCATTTTATACATCAGTAAATCGCTATGGGAATCAAATCCTATATTGCGG